GTCCCGCCGGAGGTGTAGGTCGAATAGCCCGTGGTATCGACGCCGATCGTGAAGTTGTTGGCATCGACCACGGTGATCGAGAACAGGAGGCCGTTCAGCTGCGTCATGCCGGCGACGCCGGAGATGAAGACCTGGTCGCCGTTGCTGTATCCGTGCGCCGTCACGGTCACCTTGCCGGGATTGGCCTTGGTGATCGCGGTGATGGCCTTCGCAGCGGCCAGTTGCGTGACGTCGTTCCAGGTCGTGTTCGCCAGCAGGTAAAGCCTGGCCGCGTCACCTGCGAACATCTTGGTGGCGCCGGCGGTGCCACGGAACCAGGCCGCGCCCTGGCAGCGCGCGGCGAGCGCATTGGAGACGCCGGAGAGGCCGTTCAGCGGCCGATAGCTCTCCTCGGCCGGCACGACATTCAGCGCCTCGCGTGCCCACTGGCTGAGGCTCGGCATGTCGGGACGCCATTCCGCGAAGGGGATCACGCTCATGGCGCCATCCCCGCGCGCACCCGGATCACCGGCACCGAGGAGCCCGTGATGCGTTGCGTGCGTGCGTTGAGGCCCGAGACGCTGGCGTTGTAGAGCGCGAGGTAGCGCAGGGCGCCCGGCTCGTCCTGGGTGAAGATCGAGGCCTCGACCAGGCAACCGTAGAGATAGACGTCGGGGCTGCCCGTGAGAATGGCGTTGACCGTGGCGCCGGCGGGCGTGGCGAGCTTCTGGTAGTAGCGCAAGGTCGCCGTGTAAGAGCCCACACCTGGATCCGGGAAGACGCGGAAATTGGTGCCGCTGACGGCGATCAGCCGCGGCTGGTTGGGCGTCGAAGAGGCGTAACCGTCGATCGTGCGCTGGGCCACGATCTGCAATGGCGCGTTCGGGCTGTTGAGCTGCACCGAGATGAGCTCGAGGAATGTCGCGGGCTGCGGCGTCACCGCCTGCAGCGCGAAGGCGGGGTCGGCCGTTTCCATGTCGACGGTGCGCAGCGGATCGGAGCGCAGTGGATTGGCGGGATCGTCGGCCGCGAAGCCGTAATAGATGCGGCGTTCGCAGTTCAGCAGGAAGTCGTCGAAGCGGCTGTCGAGCAGGCTGTCGCCGCTGCGCGCCAGCCACGCCAGCACGCCCGCCTTGAGGCCGCCATAGGTGTTGATCTGGACGGCCATCAGATCGCTCCATCATCGGTGCGCAGCCAGTGCCATTCGGGGTCGTTCAACAGCCGATCGATCCTGTCCTGGTGATCGGGGTTCCAGTAATCGACGCCGAGCTCATTGCGCCATTTCTCGATGATGATCAGCGGGATGCGCGCCACCATGCGGACGTCGCGCGCGCCGTTGTAGGGATCGCAATGGTTCTGGGCCGCCTTGTTGAGGTCGAGCAGGTGGGCAGTGTGCTGGAACGACTGCTTCGCCCAGTGGCCCTCGCCATCCTCGAGCCACCACGACGCGACGCCGGTTTCCTGGTTCCAGCCGAGAAGACGCTGGGTCATCAGAGGATCTCCGCCTGGTCGCGCCCGGAGAGATGCTTTGCCAAGTCGGTTGGCACCTGCAGTCGCGCGCGCTTGGAGACCTTGGCCGTCTGCTCGCTGGTCGTGGCCCAGTCGGCACGGCCGTTGCCGTCCTCGTCGAGCGGCAGGTAGACGTGATCGACGGTCACGACGATCAAGGCCATGGCGCGGCCGTCGTCGGCCGCTGTATCGATCTTGTCGTCGCTGTCTGACAGCGACTTGGTGGTGTGGGCCATTCTGGCCTCCTTGGAGAGAGAGAGGGGGATTGAAGTGGCGGGGCCCAAAAGCCCCGCCGCTCCATCAGGTCTAGGTGAGGTCGGCGACGATGCCGCTGCCGGCCTCGTTGCGGCTCTCGAGCGTGGCTTCGCCCACGATGTGGAACTTCTTGGCGTCGCCGGTCTGCGCCAGCGATTCCTTCTTCCACTTGCGCAGCCACAGGATGCGCCACAGCGTGGGATCGATGACGGCGATCTCGCGGCCGCGCATGTAGCGGCTCGCCACCGCCGACAGCGTGCCGAAATCCGACACGTAGCGATCGACGGCGCCGATGACCGTGGCCATCTTGCCCTTGGGCTCCTGGAACTGGGTGGCGATGCCGGTGAAGCCCGAGAAGTTCTGCTTCTGGGTGGAGCCCATCAGCAGCAGGTTGGGCTTGCCGCCGGCGTTCCACGCCGCCTTGATGACGGTCTTGAGCAGCGCCTCGGTCGAGGTGCGCTGCGTGCCGTCGGTCGGCGCCACGGTGTTGCCCGCAGAGAAGCCGCCCGAGGCGCCCGACGCGCCGCGCGAGATGTTCGAGACGAGCCACGATTCCAGGCCGCCCATCTTGCGCGGCGTACCGCCGGACTGCGCGCCCGAGGCCTGGTTCTGGCAAGCGATCGCTTCCAGATCCATCTTGATGCGACGGCCCGCGAGCGCAGTCTGATAGCTGATCTCGCTGTCGCGGCCGGCCTTCTTCACGACTTCCTGGGTGGCCGAGATGGTGAACGGCTTCTTCAGGATCTGCGTGCGGTTGCCGACACGGCTGGTCGGCACGATTGCCGCTGCCGTGGTATCGTCGCCTTCGAGCTGAGCATTCGTCGTGTCGGCATTGCCGAGCGCGTCGAGCTGCCATTCCTCGTAGGTCGCCTCCGCGTTGCCGGAGCCGATGGCCGCCTGGAACGGCGTCTCATCCTTGTTGAGGATCGAGATGATGTTGTGCAGCGACTCGCGGTTGCCCACGGCGTTGTTGCTGATCAAGGTATTGGTCGGTGCCGCCAAAGCAGCCTCCTATCGTTAGGGTGTCTGATTAGAGTCCATTGAGGCGGATCAGCTCGGCCGCATCGGCGATCGAGTTCCCGCCATTCTTCCTGAACCGCTCGCCCACTTGCCGGGCCGCGTCGCTCGTCCGGTTGCCGGCGCGAGAGGCCGGTCCGGGAACGACGCGAGTCGGTGTTGTTCGCGCGGTCGTGTTCGCCGTCGTGACGGTCGAAGCCCTCTTCTGGGCCTGCTCGAATCGCATGGCGTTGAGCGCCATTTCGATGATCGGGGCCTCATGGATCTGGTTGATGCGGTCGGCCGGGATGCCCTTGGCGAGCAGGAACTTGCCGAGCTCGTCGTAGGTCTTCTGCGACGTCTCGGGCGCACCGAAATAGTCGGGCAGCTTTTGCGCCAGCTTGGCATGCTCGACGTGCTTGGCGTGCTGGAAGGTCTGCTCGGCGCGGGCGGTGGCGGCTTGCACGTCCTGTTGCCCGCGCCGGCTGGCTTCGGCGAGAACGGCCGCCTCATCCATGCGGATCTGGTTGAGCCGCGCCCATTCGGCGGGATTCTTCTCGGCGAGCGCGGTCCAGTTGACCTGGGACCACTTGTCGGCGAAGGCCTGCTGCAGCGCCGGGCCGGCCTGCTGCCACCACTGGGCGGCCTGATCGACCACGGCGTTGGCGCGCTGTACCTCTTCCGCCGCCCGGGCCCGGATCGTCGCTGCCTCACGCGCCTTTTCGTTGACGAACTCGACTCGCTGCTGCTCGTACTTCTTCAGCACTGGCCGCAGCCCGGGCGGCACGGCATTCCAGGCGGCCTTGTCCTCGGCGCTCCAGAATTCCGGTGCGTCGCTGCCCTCGGCGGGCACCTCGTCTTCGGCGACCTCTTCGGGCTCCTCGCCTTCGCCCGCCTCCTCGTCGGCTTCGGCAACAGCCGCGTCGTCGCCATCGCCGCCATCGGCTGCGGTGTCGGCATCGCGCTCGCCCTTTTCCTCTTCACTAACGTCTTTGACGAGGTCGCCCATCAGCGCGACGGCGCCTGCGACATCAACGGACTCGGGGGTAGTGGACTCAATCTCTCCGGCCATGTCGGCCCTCCTTTTGTTGTTCGCGCCGCTCCTTCAGCCGCGCATCCGCTTCGTAGGTTTCGATCAGACTTTCCAGGCCTGCCTTCATCTCGGTCGCGACGCGGGCGCGGCGGTAGGCCTCTTCGCGCGCATCGCGGTCCTCGGGCTGGCTCACCAGCATCTTGCGCATCTCGGCGTTCACGAAGTCGTCGAATAGCCAGCCGGCGTCCGACAGGACCTCGCGCGCGCGACGGATCTGCTGTTCACGGTCGACGGTCATCGGAACACCAGCCATCCCGCCAGGAATCCGCCGGGGAAGCCCGCGACGAACCCGACAGCGAGCAGGACGATGATGAGACCGGTTACGCTGGCGGCCATGGCGCGCCCGAGTCCGACCATCCGGCGCTCCGCCTCGCGCGTCGCGAAATCGCGATCATCGCTCATGACGGCACCCCGCCATTGCCTGTCGCGATATCGAGGCCATGCAGCGCCGTCTTGTGCTGCAGCTCGTGCTCGTCGAGTGCGGCCTTCAAGCCAGCCTTATAACGCTCGACCTCCGCCCACTGCCGGGCCTTCCACTGGGCGATCTCGATATCGGCCTGCGCCTTCAGGCGCTTGATCTCGGCGTCAGCCGCGGCGGACTGTTTGGCGATCTCGATCTGCGCCATGGCGAGCGCGACGGCGGGATCCGGCTGCGGCGGTGGCGCGGGCTTCGACTCGGCCGTCGTCGGCACGGCAGCAGCAATCCGGTCGGGCGGCTGGAAGAACAGGCCCGGCGTCTTGAAGCCCAGGGTCTCCGTGACCTTCTGCGTCGCGTTGGCGATGTTCTCCGGCGTGACATACGGGCCTTCGGCCTGGCCGCCCTGCAGCGCGATCAGCTTCTCCTGCAAGGTGCCGATCAGCGCGAGATGCTGGATCGCCTGGTCCTTGCTGCCGGTACCCAGCCCGACATTGACCGAGAGCTCCATCTCGTCGGGCCACCGGCTCGGATCGCAGTTCGCGAACTGCTTGCCCGACCAGTATTTCACCGGCCCGGCGCACGCCCGCTTGATGGCGCTATAGACCAGGCGATAGAGCCGCTTGATCGCCGTCTCGGCCAGCACGCGGGCGATCAGCTCCTGGCGCTGCTGGGCGGCTGACATCAGCATGTTCATGCCGCTCGCCGTCTTGTTCAGGCTGTCGGCGTCGAGGCCCTGGTTGTTGCGCACGATGCCGGTGCGGTTCTCGCGCACCGTCGCCAGGTACTCGAGCGCGGCCAGCACGCCGCCGCTCACGTTCGGCACCTGCAGCCAGGAGACGTGATTGTCGCCCGGCCGCGCGCCTGCCTTGAGCCGGATGGGCGAGCCAGGAACCCAATCGATCAAACTATCGAGGTTGACCTGGTCAGAGATGACAGGGCGCGGCCGGTTGGTGATGTAGAGATTGTCGAGAAGGCCGCGCGTCAGGACCGAGCCGATCTGCTGGAGGTCCTTCGTCTGGTCGAACAGCGAGCGGCCGACGATGGTGTGGCTCATCAGGATCGGCGAGGCGAGCGCGATCGAGGCCAGGCCGTCCCATTCGACGCGCTCGACGATGCGACCCGCCGTGCCGCCAGCGTGAGCATAGACCACGCGCAGAAGCTCGGAGACGCCGTCGCCGTCGTTGTCGGCACGGACATAGGCCACGACCAGCCAGAGCGGCCGCTCGCTGTCGCCGAGGTCGCCGCGCTCGGCCTCGTTGAGGATGGCGCTGTCGTTGCGCTGGGCCTCCTCGGGCGAGAGGTCGCGATCGGAGCTGAGCTCGTCGACCTCGTCCTGGCCGAGGCCCATCTCGACCAGGTCGGACGCCGTGACCCGCTTGCGGAAGCCCAGGAACGAGGCCTTGTCCTGGTCGCGCGCCGTCGGCGTGAACAGGATGTCCTCGGGCGCGATGTTG